CTTTTAAATGCAAGATACAAGGTGAAGACTATACTACTGAATATGTTACTTGTAATGATTGCTTTTTTTCGTCCTTATTCCCTAATGCTAAAGGATAATGCCCTTCAACAAAGAACTACAAGAACTATTAATAAGAACAGAACTAAAACAAGCTTTTGGTGAAGAGCTAAAGAAACTAACATTAGAAGAATTAATTAAATTAAAGGGGGTTAAGTTTATAAAATAGTATGCCACAAAAAGGTCAATATAAAAAACCAGGGAGAGTAAGTAAGGCTCGCAAGAAGTCTGCTTTAGCTTCTAAGAAAGCTAGGGATAAGAAGAAATAAAATGGCTAAGAATAAAGGGGGGAGACCAACAGTTTTTACACCAAAAGTTCTCCAATTACTAGAGGATGCTTTTGCCAATGATGCTACAGATGAACAAGCTTGTTTTTTAGCTGGTATTAGCACAAGTTCATTATATAATTATCAAGAAGAGAACAAAGGGTATTTGGAGAGAAAGGCTGCACTAAGAGGAATGATTAAGTATAAAGCTAAATTAAACATTAAGGGCAAGATTGACGGTGGAGACATTGAAGTTTCTAAATGGTATGCAGAGAGAAGAGATAAAGATTTTAAACCTAAGAGTGATTTAACAAGTGATGGGCAAAAATTACCAACCCCAATATATGGAGGACAAAGCACTGCAATTTCAAGACACACAAGCAACTCAAAAGATATTTAGTTTAAAGAAGAGAATTAGAGCTGTTTGTGGTGGGACTTCAGCAAGTAAAACAATATCTATTTTAGTTTGGTGTATTGATTATTGTCAAACAAAGCACAACAAAAAGGTAGACATAATGTCAGAGAGCTATCCACATCTTGAGGATGGAGCAATTAAAGACTTTAAAGCAATAATGATTGACAGGGGATATTGGAATGATGCTAGATGGAACGGAACAAAACATATCTATACATTTGAGACAGGAACGATTTTAAAGTTTATAAGTATAGACAAACTAGGAAAAGCACATGGACCAAGAAGAGATGTTTTGTTTTTAAATGAAGCTAATAATATTGATTTTAATATTTATGACCAGTTAGAAGTTAGAACAAAAGAGATTATATGGCTAGATTGGAATCCTTCAGTAGAGTTTTGGTATTATACAGAGATAAAACCCACAGTTGAACATGACTTTATAACACTTACTTATTTAGATTGTATTAATGCTTTGCCTCAATCAATAGTTGACTCAATCGAAGCAAAGAAGCACAGGAAAAATTGGTGGCAGGTTTACGGCCTAGGTCAATTAGGAGAAGTAGAAGGAAAGATTTATAAAAATTGGGGAATAATTGACGAGATACCAGAATCAGCTAAATTAATCAGTAGAGGGCTAGACTTTGGATATTCTAATGACCCCACAGCTATTGTAGACATATATAAATATAATAATTCATACATTTTAGACGAGATTAAATATCAAAAAGGATTGTCAAATAAACAAATATCAACTATATTATTAAATAAAGAAGATAATACACTAGTGTTCGCAGACAGTGCAGAACCTAAGAGCATTGATGAGATAAGTGAATATGGAGTTAATATCATAGGAGCGACCAAGGGCAAAGATAGTGTTAATCAAGGGATACAATTTGTTCAAGACCAAAAAATATTAATGACAAAAAGAAGTTTGAATTTGATTAAAGAATATCGCAATTGGATGTGGATGACCGACAAGAATGGCAAGATATTGAACAAGCCTGAAGATATATTTAATCATTTAATGGATGCAGTAAGATATGCTTTAAGTTATCTATTCCTAGACACCGAAGAAATAGAAGTAGAAACAATGGCAGAGGAGCAATTTAGTAATCTTTATTCAGCTATTTAAATTAAAATAATATGGCAAAATCACAAGCAGTAGCAACACAAAAAGAAAAAGAAAAAACATTAACCGAGGGCTTGGTTTATACCCAAGATGAAGTAGTCCATAACGCTGAACTCGAAAGGCGTTTTGATTTTGCACGAGAGCAAAGAGACAGAACTCATAGACATTTTGACGATTTAACATATTTAGCAGATTACCAAGCCAATGAAGATGCAATCTATACATATCTAAGACCCAAGCTGAATGACGGTGAGGTTAGAATTAACACAGCAACAAGTGAAAAGAAACTAGAAACTGTTAAGAATGAAATATTAAGCTTTAATTTTAAATCAGAAGTTAGAAGTTTTGATGAAAATAATAATGAGATTGAACAATTAGGCGATGACTTTACTGATATTGTTAAACAAACAGAAACACAAGAGAGTGCAGATGACATGGACGAAGAAGCCCTAACCCAATTACTTGGACAGAGGGCTTTATTTATGGAGGAGGTATTTGTTGATGAGGAAATTGTTGATAAAAGACAATTTAGAGCAAAAAATGGAGTAATTAAAATCAGAATACAAAAACCTGAAAAGAGATTGTTGGATGGACGTCAAATATATTTAGGCGATATTACAATGCCAGCTAGAAGATTTAATGACCAGCCTTATTATTTGAAAGTTGAAAGAAAAACATGGGAACAAGTAAGATTGATTTATAAAGACAATCCAAGGTGGCGTTTCGTAAAAGCCGGAACTCCTGACAGCGACAGCAAAGCCTTTAATTATAGATTCAATAAAGGACTAGAAAAGAACGAAGTGGAGATTATTCATTATTACAGTTTTCCAGATGACGAATACCAAGTAAAAATACAAGGTGTTTTGATGTTGGCTCTAGGCACGCCATTACCATACGAAAAAGAGGGCTACAATGTAACCATGACAGTTACTAAAGCAATTCCCGGATTTGCTTATGGTAAACAATTAATATCAAGTGCAAAGACTGTGCAGGGACTGGAAAATGAAACAATAAGATTGATGATTAGAAAGATGAGACAGGGAATTGACCAGCCTATGGTATCACGCAGAAAGACAGGCGGTAAAGATATTTGGGCTCCAGGTTCAGTAGTTAAAGGAATGCCTGGCGATTTTGAGAGATTGCTTGACCACAATGGAGTGAATCAATCAGAGTTTAATATGTTCAGTCTTATAAGTAAGATAACAGCAGAATTTATTGGTGCTAGCAGGTTATCACAAGGAGTTGAAGGTGATAAAAAGACAGCAAGAGAATCTATTTTATTACAAAGAAACTTCATTAAAAACTTAGGACATTCAATTTTAGCTTGGAAACGAGTTATAAGAGACATGGCTTTGCTTAGGATTTACAATGTACTAGAAAATTTCAGCGAACCAATAGGAAAAGTTAAAGACCAAAGAACTGGTAAAGTTATAAATGTATTTAGAAGATTTAGTATCAATGACGCTAAACTAGAAGACGGCAGAACCGGTAAAAAGATAATTCAATTCTTAGATAGACAAATAACAGAAGAAGAAGAAGTCGCAATATTTAAGAAACAAAACGAACAAGAGCTAAAAGGTAAAAGATTGAGATTTAGAACTATAAATGTTACAGCACTGCGACAATTTCCTATGTTTTGGTACGTTGTGGTTAATCCACAAGAACAAGAGGGAAGTGAGATTGACAAACTGACCTTTACAGATAAATTAAACCAAGCAGTTGGAATTGCAGAAGTAACCCAAAGACCTCTTAACGCTGATAAATGGATTGATAGCTTTGAACGAACTTATAATGACACTGACTTATTCTTAGACCCTCAACAAGGAGCAGGACAGCCATTAGATGCAGGAGTAGCAGGAGAAGCACAAGTCTTGCAGGGCGAGATACAAGAGATTGAGAAGAGTTTTCAGGGATCTCAATTAGGGGCTAGTAGAAGTCCGCGCCCTAGTGTTAATACTTTAGAGCAATAAACTATGTTTAAATCAATAAAAGAATATTTTAAAAAGAAAAAGGGAGTTATAGAAGTTGTAGATATTATTAAAGGCTTAGAAAAAGAAGTAGAGCAATTAAGAGAAAATAATGAAGATTTAAATAAAGAGAGAAAGGATTTAAATAATATAATTGACACCCTGGAAGCAACGGGCGACTCCCAAAAAGTAGTAGAAAACATCTTAAAGCGCAAGATAAAATGGATTGACACTAGCTCTTTTTCCAAGGGGCAAAAAGAAGAATGGTATAGTCAAGCTCAATCACTTTTAAATAACAATGTTCTTAAAAGCTTAGTAGGCTACACAGACAAGGATGGAGAAAAGGTAAATGGCTTAATAGTTAAAGAATTAATTGAAGAAGTGGCAAGGA